AGCCCGCCTCTTCAGCCATTGCTGCAGCAGCTTTAGTTACTCCAGGAGACACTGGTTTTACCGGTTCGTCTCCAGCTGACATGAACATTTTTAAAAGAGGGACTAAGTCATCACCTAGGGCTTGTCGTGCGACACGAGCCGACTCTTTTCCCGTTATTCCCAGTTCTCGTAAAGACTCTCCAAGTGTTGTCTCTTTCTGCGAGTTAGTAGATAAAAAATCATCAACATTATCATTGAATAATTTTTCTTCCTTATTGACCTTGTGCTTCTTGATAGCGGAGCCAATGGTAGCACCAAGATTAGCTAGTGCGTTCGCTCGTATAGTAGCCGCATTAGCAAAGCCGCTGAAGTCTGCGTTCGCCAACTCTGGGCGAATTTGTGATCCTGATTGAAATGCCATATTATTTGATTTTTGTATTCATCCATTTGCGGATGATTGATTTTACACGAGGCTTGTTGGAGATGAACTTAGCAAAGCGTTCTCCGTATTTAATATACGTATTGCGGAACCAGCTTGGTGAATCGTTTAACATCCACTCACGGAACTCTAGCCACTTAGGATTCTCAATGCCGTAGACCTCACGGGCTACCCAGCAAAACATTAAAGGTAATGCTGCTGCCGCAACCGTTCCCGCTGCACCCATCGCACCTGCACTACTAGCTGCATCAGCCTGAGCCTGCATACCCTGGAACGTAACGTCCTGTCCTCGCTGTTGTAAGGCCATATTAAGACCTACATTAGGATCAAATAACTGAGGACCCATAGGCCCTGCTGCACCTTGCTGTGCCTGTCCTAGCATTGATCCACCTAGACCAATAGCAGAAGACGGACGACCCAAGATAGTCATACCTACGTCACCCGCTAGCTGACGGTTCATACCAAAAGCTTGCTGCCCCATACCTGCCGCTTGGCCACGAAGACCTGATAGGTATTGTTCACGGCCCATAAGTTGCCCGGCGACTGCACTCTGGTCCGATACACGTCCTTGGCGTTGTGCCATACCTAGTGCCTGCTGATCTACGATACGCTGCTGCTCAGGGTTAAGGCCCTGCGAACGCTGGTATAAATCATTTGCCATAGCAGTCTGCTGCTCGGCTAGTCCCGTGCTGTATGGGTCAGCTCCACGGTAAGCCTCGACCACTTGTGGTGCGAACTCCTGCAATGCACCTACGTCGGACTCACGCTGTAGCTGTAACTGCTCACGTTGTAATTTACCTGCACGGGTTGACTGATCCTCAAGTAGGTCAAATAATCCAGCTTGAGGTGCTAAAGTTGGTGACAGCTTTTGAATGTCTTTCTCTAACTGCGCCTTTTGTTCTTGGGCTGTTCTCTTGTAATATCCCCTTAAAACCGGTTGTCCTTTTTCATTTACTTCAGAGAGTTCTCTTTCTAAGGCATCTATAGTTCTTTGCACTCCTACATAAGCTGGGTTATCAATTTCTTCAGTTCGCCCCTGCGCCATTGTTTGAATGTCTGCAAGCTCCAGTGCAGTATATAGTGGACGAAAGGTTGACTCCGCGTCCAGTAAACGTCCTTGAAGCACTGGATCCGTGATTCCCCGCGCATCCCTAAATTCCCGCTTACCAAACAGGTATTCACCCATTGACTTACCTGGGTCAATCGGTGCTGGCATGTCCGGTGAGTCACCGCAAAAAAGTATTAAGTTCCGTTTACAAAGGAATGACCAAAGCCATCCGTTGAGGGGTTCAAAGATAAATTTAAATAATTTCATTAGATACAAACAGGTTAGTTTCCCATATGGGTTCGTAGCCAAGCTTTTCCATATGGTTGATGTAGGGAGAGTGATTGTTGCAGGCGATAAAGTAACCATTTGGAGATCTATCATCCATAATAGTGCGAAAGGTATTATTAAGTATTAAGGACTCCTTAGCGTTTATGCTATCGGATTTATGCCAAACCATGACTAGTGGGATTGCCCCCAGAGACCATCCTCCAACTATTTCGTTTCCCTTTTTAATGAGGTGAGTAGGGTAAGTCATCTTGTCATTGTCCGCAATAGCAGCATCAATAACAAGTTGTTGTTCCTCTGGAGTTCTTATCTTTCTGGCTTTAGGTAATGGCATAGAAGTTAAATTACTACATCAAATTATATTAGTCCACCATTATCTTCCAATGACTTGCCAGAACAGTGAAGTGTGATTAGTATTTACTTTGAAGCTAAACGACGTTTTGGACGAGGCAGTGATGACAGGACAGGTCCCTCTTGGTTCTGAGTCTACTGGAGTAAGACAAACTGACATAACTGCATTAGGAAATGCCGTGCCTGAGGAACTATACGTTACCGTTCCCGTTGCCCCGCTAACTGACACTGTTCCGAACTTCATAATTAAACCATTAGGAAGCGTTACGCTTTCGGTATCATTAGCCACAGAAGCACCCAAAACATTGTCTGCTTTCATCTGTGCCTTTGGCGCTGCGTCAGCATACACCTTAATATTGCCCTGAGTAGCACCCTTGGTGTCACTAGTTCCCAGGGAGTCACTGTTAATCAGTATGCCCGCATTGTCTACAATAGGAATTGCGGTAGGCACTGCGGCTCCGCCTGACACATTTCCAAGGACCGTCTGGTCGGCTTGGGTCGCCATCTTTGCTAGGGTAATAGCATTGTTTTGAACCTTTACTGTCGTGACCGCATCGGTATCAAGTTGAGTGGCCGTAATACCTTCATTCTTTACAATAATTCTTGCTGGAGTATTACCGTCCAAGGCTGTCGTGCTATTATCAACGGCTCCTGCTGCAAATGTTGCACTATCAACTAGTGCATCGAGTTTACCCGCTGTTACCTGATCGCCAGTTGTAAAATCTGTTCCCTTTGATAAAATTGCCATTATTGTGCTTTCTGAGTTGAGCGGAAGGATATAGAAGCTTCGGCTTCAATAGCTCGAATCTTTGGTCTTCCGAGTGTATTATTAATTGTAAATTGGATTCCGTAACCTCTACGGTTACCTATTCTACCACGGATGGATACATCCTCAGCCTGGGGTAGATTTTGTGGAGTTGATGTTGAGCCAACAAAGTTACTGAGTTCGCCTAAAGGAAGGCTAGCATCCGGGTTTTCCGTCTCGGCGGACATATCGAAGTTGGACACCGTAGAAGCCCCGGACTCAATGTGCATTTCAAACTGTTTCCAGGTCTTTCTTTCAAGATTTCCAAGCGTGTATTGACGTGTAGTCAATGAACCCGGAATGTTTATGCTCTTTGCTGACCCTCCAATTTGCGTGACCACCCGGTCAACTCCATCAACCCGTTCGTCAAGTTTCTGGACACCGCCAATGTCGTTGACTGCATATACCCCACGGGCTGTGCCTTCACCAACAACCAACAGGTTAGAAATATGAAAGTCAGTATCATTGACTTGGTCAATACTTTCCCACTGCTTGTTGAGGAAGTTGTAAATTATTATAGCGTTGTTCTTAGTCGAGTCATCCAGAGGCACCGCTAAGAAGTATCTGTTATCAAAGTAAACAGCTACGGACTTGTCCCAATGCGACTTGTTGATTCTTTTAATAGTTAAGTTAATTGCCTCACTTAATGGAGTCTCAGTGCCACGAAGGTTGTATTCATCAAAGAACTGAGTGCTGTAAACACCGTTGTCAGATAAAAAGATAACCTGATTGCCAACCTGTATAATTGATTGACGGGCTACGCAGCCAACTTCGTTAGTTAAAAGTCTAGCACTAGCTGCTTGAATGGACGTTGTATTAGTAACTAAGTGAATACTGTTACGATTGAACACCATCAGATTGTCCTCTGAAAAGGAGTGCAGGCCTACGTTAAAGTCAGCTTCGCCAGCATTGAATCTGTACTGAGCATATATTTGGTCATAGGTATCACTGTCCAACAAATCGGATGCTATAATTTCATCTAGTGTGCCTCTGGAGCTAAATGAATCCGGTGACGCATCGACATCAAACTTGAATGGCATGACTAACCGACGTTCGTGATAGGCGGCATATGGTGGCGCAGGCATATGGCTGAAGCCTAACCCAACCGATACTCGCTTCTGGACAGTTCCGTTTTTATTTGTAGTATCAGCCTTATCTGTAATAAATGTAAAGGTTGTTGTGCTAGGTATTGATTTAACAACAATAGTATCACCTAATGTATAAGTAGAGCTACCTGCCTCAGTAAAGGTTAAAGTATCTCCTACCAATAAAGTAGCTACCGCCGCTGTAGTAGCTGTAGCTGTTGCTATGCCATCAGCGTAATCAATGTCAGAAAGTGAAAGTGGAATTGGTTGAGTATAAGTGCCACTAGCTACCTTTTTAAAATCAGTAGAAACAAGGGAGGCACTTGACACTGTATAGGTTTCATCGCCACTTGCTGTAAGTGAATAGGTAAATGTCGTATTATCTACTCTCGTAATAGTTTTAGCCGAACCATTGGGATCAGTAGTACTGAATCCCAAATTATGTATTGTAACAAGGTCCCCGGTTACTAAGTTATGGTTCGTGCTTGTAGTAATACTCGCAGTATTACTTGAACCAGTGACCGTCGCAGAACTAATTGCAGATAGTGTTAGATTATTTTCTAATGCCGTCCTACCATCACGGAATATAAATACTTTGTTAAATGCCTGAAGCATGGACCCTTCATTCGAGACCGTAACTCCAGATGGATAAGCGAGATCCGTAGTTGTTCCGTTGGCTATATTTACGGCCACCGCTTTTGTGTTAGCAGAAAATATAATGTATTGACTGCCCGATGCATTAGGATCCGAGAAAGAACAGGAACTATAGATAGCATTGACAGCACCATCATTTAGTATGCCGAACTTAACTGTTGCAGTCCCACTGGCCGTTCCGCTGTATGTTTGGTCAGCTATGGTAATTTGTGTGCTACTATTCTTGGTGAATGCACGATTACCATTTACCGCTGGGGTAAGTCCTGATACACCTGACACATTAACTGTTCCAGTGCTAGGAAAATTTGTAGCAGTAACATTTGTTAGAACCACGGCTCCGCCAGTCTGTGTAGCCGTTACAGATGTGTCATCAGCAACTAAGTAGAATGGAAGTGTAAGAGCATCGGAACCCGTGGTCAGTGGGCTAACAATTAATTCTAAGCCCTTTCTGACCTGCGCTTCACCCCTGCGGTCAGTCCGCATGTTCTGAGCATCCGCAAGCAAAGATGGCGGCAACTGGTCAGGCCGCATCCTGTTATTAAAACCAATGAAACCAACATCTCCATCCTTAGAAATGCGGTCATCCAGTTGAGCGTATGTGCGGTATTCAGCCATTGATTATATTAACATTTCCAACGCTTCAAGGCTAGTGCCTTTCGTGTTGGTCTTCCTTTTGAATCCTTCATTGGACCCTTAACTCCAGACATTCTGGCACAAAATGATTTCTTTCTCGCTAGCTTCTTACCCTTGGGATTGGATTCCGTGACCGGAGCCTTGAGGTTAGCACCCGTCTTGCGCTTGAAGTAAGCACGACCAGCTGCTGTGAGTCCGCCCTTTTCGCTTTTGTGTTCCTTCCTCATTTGCTTTTTACTTTTGCTTTAGGTGTATTTGCTACGACTGTTCTTCCTTTGGATCCTGCTGCTTTCTTTTTTCTAGCTGTGCTAGCTCT